ATCGAAGATATTGTAAATGAGGCAATCGTTAGTGATCTGTATGACAGTCCAGTACAGATTGAACTATCGAACCTCAAAGGAGTAAGTAATTCAGTCAAGAAAATTATTAGAGAAGAGTTTGAGCACGTCAAGAAGCTTCTCAACTTTGATAAAAAATGTCATGAGATTTTCCGTCGTTGGTACATTGATGGAAAAGTTTATTATCACAAGGTAATTGATTTTGAGGATCCAGCAAAAGGTATCGTAGAAATCAGATACATTGATCCACAAAAAATCAAACTAGTAAAAGAAGTTACTAAGAAGTCAGATCCTTTGGCAAAAAGCGATGATATCGCAGCAAAGTATGACTATGGAAATACTGTAGAATATTTTATTTACAATAATAAAGGAATCAAGTCTACCTCAAATTCATTTTCTACTACACCAAACCAGGGTGGAATTAAGATTGCAAAGGATGCAATCACATATATTCACTCAGGTTTGATTGATGCAAACAAAGGATCTGTACTGTCGTATCTACACAAAGCAATCAAAGCGGTAAACCAACTCCGCATGATTGAAGACAGTCTTGTTATCTACAGATTGTCAAGAGCACCCGAGCGTAGAATTTTCTACATCGACGTTGGTAATCTTCCCAAAGTAAAAGCGGAACAATATTTACGTGATGTGATGTCACGTTATCGCAATAAACTAGTATACGATTCAAATACTGGTGAGATTCGTGATGACAAAAAGCATATGTCAATGCTTGAAGATTTCTGGTTACCACGCAGAGAGGGTGGTCGCGGAACTGAGATCACTACACTACCTGGCGGTCAGAACCTTGGTGAACTTTCTGATGTCAATTATTTCCAAAAGAAACTATATCAAGCACTGAATGTTCCTACATCTAGACTTGAATCTGATGGTGGATTCAACCTTGGTCGTTCTTCAGAAATTCTAAGAGATGAGATTAAGTTCACCAAGTTTGTAGGAAGACTCCGCAAAAAGTTCAGCGAAATCTTTGTTGATATGCTGAAGACTCAACTCATTCTAAAGGGAATTACTTCCCTAGAAGAGTGGGAAGATATGAAGGAGTACATTCAGTTTGACTACATTTATGATAATCATTTTGCTGAACTGAAGGAAGCGGAACTTCTGCAAGAAAGAATTAATCTTGCTGCCGCTGCAGATCCATACGTTGGTAAGTATTTCTCAGTCGAATTTGTCCGCTCTAAAATTCTTCGTCAGACTGACACGGAAATGGGTGAGATGGATAAACAGATTGAAAAAGAAAAGGATGCAGGCATCATTCCTCCTTCTGAAGAAGAGATGATGGCAATGCAGGGTGGTCAAGATCCTGCATTAGGTGCTGTTCCACAAGACCCTAATGTAAATGCATCCGTAGTAGAACCACCTGCTGGTCAGGGTTTAATTTGATAAATATAAATAATACTGAATTATTGTATTACCATGGATGAATTAATGAATGCTATTGCGGATAATAATCGCGCAGCAGCAGTTGATTTTATCAAATCAATGATGTCTGATAAAGCATATGACTATGTTGATGCTCAGAGGGAATCTATCACCAAACAAGTTTTTGGTGCTGTAGTTGGCGCTGATCCAGAAGCAGAAGTCGAAGCGGAAGAAGACCCGAATACTACCGAGGAACCAGAACAACCCGAAGAGGAAGAAACTGATGAAACTGATCACGGAGATGATTGAGGACGTAGAAGTCCTAGTCGAAGAAAATAATGGTAAGAAGTCGCACTACATTCAGGGCGTCTTTCTGCAATCCGATATCAAGAACAGAAATGGAAGAATGTATCCATATAATGTTCTCGATAGGGAGGTAAGAAATTACCAATCAAAGTTCATCGATACCAATCGTGCTTTGGGTGAGTTGGGTCATCCTGATGGTCCAACAGTAAACCTTGATAGGGTTTCTCACAAGATTGTTAGTCTTGCTTCTGAAGGTAAAAACTTCATTGGAAAGGCAAAACTTCTTGAAACTCCAATGGGAAACATTGCAAAAAACTTGCTCAATGAGGGAGTTAAGTTGGGTGTTTCTTCTAGAGGAATGGGAACACTCGTTAGGGAGAATGGATACTCAGTAGTGGGTGAGGATTTTATGCTCGCTACCGCTGCAGATATCGTTGCAGATCCATCCGCTCCAGATGCTTTCGTAGAAGGTATCATGGAAGGAAAAGAGTGGGTCTGGGATAATGGCATTCTCAAAGAATGTCAGGTCCAGGAAATCAAGAATGAGATTGATTATGCAACTGCAATCAATCTTCAAGAGCGCAAAATTGCCGCGTTCGCTAAATTCTTGAAAACATTATAATTTATAAATAAGTATAGAAATAACATCTTTGCCAATTTAAGGAGTTTTTCAAATGTCTGAACAGGTCATTGACAATCTACAGGAAATGGAATCACCTAAACAAGTTAAGGACAAGGTTAATGCATCCGCAAAACCTGCCGAGCCAATGCAAAAAATGGCTGACCCTGGCACCCAACTGGGCGCTATTCAAGATCTTGGTGGTCCCACTCCACAAAACTACAAATCCACTGACGACTCTTCAAAACTGAAGAGCGCAACTGGATCCCAATCCAAGACTGCCGTTAATGCAAAAGGTGGTAAGGCAGAGGGAATGCCAACCGCTAACAAGAAAGGAATGTCATACGAGGAAGTTGATTTCTCAGATGACGTTGATGCACTTGTTGGTTCTGAAGAACTCTCAGAGGAATTCAGAGAGAAAGCAAAAACCATTTTTGAAGCAGCACTTGTTTCAAAAATCCACGCAATTCAAGAAGAGCTTGAAGAGCATTATGCTGCTAAGTTCGAAGAAGAGCTTGCTGAAGCAAAAGCAGAACTAGCAGAAAAACTCGACGCAACTCTACAGTATGCTGTAGAGGAATGGGCAGAAGAGAATGCACTAGCAATCGATTCTGGTATCAAGTCTGAAGTCGCTGAGTCCTTCATGCAAGGTCTCAAGGGACTTTTTGAAGAACATTATGTAACCATCCCTGAAGATAAATATGATGCATTTGATATTATGGTAGAAAAACTTGATGAGATGGAAGGAAAACTCAACGAGCAAATCGACAAGAATATCACCCTGAATCAAAGACTGGGAGATCTTGTTGCTGAGTCCATCGTCAACGACGTAGCACGTGGTCTGACAGAAACTCAGAAGGACAAACTCTTTGGTCTTGCTGAAGGTGTTGAGTTTGATAGCGAAGAAACCTACCGTGGAAAGATTGAGACACTGAAGGAGTCATACTTCAAAGTTGACGCTCCCGCATCTCAATCAGAGGAGCAAGAAATGATCTCGGAGCAAGTTGAAGTTTCTACAGCAATGGACGCATATCTCCGCGCAGTTACTCGCTTCCAAAAGTAATAATTACTAAATAATTTTAGTTCACTCTTAACAACTTTACTACAAGACTAAAAAGGAGAAAGATCAATGTTCATGTCAGAACAACTGCAAGAGAAGTGGGCACCTCTTCTCAAGCATGAAGAACTACCAGAAATCAGAGATTCACACAGACGTGCAGTTACTGCCGTTCTGCTTGAGAACCAAGAGAAATTCCTCCGTGAAGCACAAATGCTCACCGAGGCACCTACCAACGTAACTGATCCTGCAGGTGCAGTCAGAACTTTCGATCCAGTTCTGATCTCGCTGATCCGTCGTTCAATGCCTAACCTGATCGCTTATGATATTGCAAGCGTTCAGCCAATGAACGGTCCTACTGGACTAATCTTCGCAATGCGTTCACGCTATGCTGCACCAAACGGACAAGAGGCACTATTCAATGAGCCTAACGCTGGTTATTCAGGTGGCGGTTCTGCTGGTTACGACGTAACCGCAACCTCATCTGCTAACAACGATGCTGAAGGCAACAACCCTGCTGTTCTTAATGACACAGGCACCTATGAGTTGACTGGTGATGCACAGGGCATGACCACTTCTCAGTCAGAAGCACTGGGCGATGGTAGTGGCACCAACTTCCGCGAGATGGCATTCTCGATCGAGAAGGTTGCTGTTACCGCTCGTTCACGCGCTCTGAAAGCTGAGTACTCACTTGAGCTTGCTCAAGACCTTCGCGCTATCCATGGTCTGGATGCAGAAGCAGAACTAGCAAACATTCTCTCAACCGAGATTCTTGCTGAGATCAACCGTGAGGTTATCCGTTCTGTTTATGTTACCGCTCGCGCTGGTGCTCAGAACAACGTTGCTTCGACTGGAACCTTCGACCTCGACGTTGACTCCAACGGTCGTTGGTCGGTTGAGAAGTTCAAAGGACTTCTTTTCCAAGTTGAGAGAGAAGCTAACGCAATCGCTCAAGAGACTCGTAGAGGGAAGGGCAACATCATCGTTTGCTCCGCAGACGTTGCTTCCGCTCTAACCATGGCTGGTGTTCTGGATTACACCCCTGCTCTGAATGCAAACCTGAACGTTGATGACACTGGCAGCACCTTCGCTGGCACCATTAACGGTAAGTTCAAG